CCAAGCACCCAGCGGTAAACATGAATATCCCCCCAGGGACCGCGAGTTCTTCCTCTGTCATCTTAAAATAATCCTTTGTAAACTCATTTGTCCATGACCCTACCCAATGCCCCGCCTCCTCCATAAAATAGCCATCCTGTTTTATAAGATTGTCGATGATATGTAGGTTTCCAACCAGAAACAGTGATGAATCACACCATAAAACGATATCATCCTGAAGAAATGCCCTTTCTATGGAATGTATCTTAAACTGATAGGGGCTTTCCTGTTGTGTTGGGCTATCAATCTGCCCATAGTTGCTGAACATTATACTTCTGTGACCCGCTAACGAATGACGCAGTCTGCGTTGCAACATCCCGTAGCCTTTTGTGGAGAAGTTGACAATTATCATCGGCTGAACACCATTAGATTTTTAACGATATACCACGGGGCTCCAAGTTTCTCCCATGCCTCTGATATCTCCCCGGTTAAAACGTCATTGTAAATCAGGAGGTCACTTAACTCCATTATCCAGAACTCTTTAGGCCGGCAGTTGATGTGCCCTGTTCCCCCCTGCCCTAAAGGGGCTGCTGTGAATAGTAACGTTTTACCGGTAGCGTTTACAAGGTTCAAAATGAATTGGTTAGTCCCTTCCGGTTCAATGTGTTCCGCGGTTTCAAAAGAAATAACCGTATCGAATATCCCCGCGTTTATTGGCTCGGTGCAGTCCCTGTATTCAATGTATGGCCGTATGCGTTCTGGGGTGTGGCTGACTGCTTCCCACGAAATCTCATAGCCTTTAATCTTAATATCATAGTCGTAAGCGCATTCTAAATAGCTACCTATCCCACATCCAAAGTCTATAACGCTTTTAGGATGGTAATTAATAATGTACCAGTCCATCGTGCGTATAGAATACTTTCTAGCATGTGTTACGTGCCATTCGAAGAAGTCCTCGTCATAAAGACTAATGTCAAATTCTGGCATAAACGATGTTTTCGGCTGACGTATAAATTATACTGAAACCTGATAAATATTTCTCATAGGCTTCCTTTAGTTCAGGTTTCCCGTTCCACTCAATACAGATTAATCTAGTTTTGGATAGGTCCATATCTGGTAGAATGTTAAGCTCATCCCCTTCAACGTCTAAAGAAATGCAGTCAAACTCTTTTATCTTCCACCTATTCAATGCGGTCTTCCATTTGAACGTTTTAACTTCAATAGGTTCATATTTAACCTTCCTATCAAATCTGGCCTTCTCGTGTTGATGGAAAGTACTAACCAACCCAATATCGGAAGGAGTACATAACGGCCCGGATTCCTGTAGAATCGCTTTGCCATTGTGAGATGAAATCGCATAGTCGTAAATATAAATGCCCTTGTGTCCGTTGTATAGTTTCTTACAGCGATCAATAGCCGTTGGACTGCAATCCAATAGTATCCCTTTCCATCCTCTCAAAGCTAAAGCCCTGGTATTGGAAAACGTTTCGCAATCATTGCAACCTACATCGATGAAGGTACCTATATGATATCCGAAGTATTCAACAATGTGTTTCTCCTCCTGATTCTGACTGTACATGGTTAGTTATTTTATCTGCTTCTGAATGTTTTCCGTGATTGTATTGAAGTAAAATAGCGTCCGTGTGGGCTTCTGACTTGCAATGCTTTAAGACTTGCTCCATCCATTCCCAGTCCTCTCCATAGGACGTATCAGGAAATGAATATAATTTAGCATACTCAGTCTTAACCGGACACTGATGCCACGGCTGGCGAACTACTGTTTTATCAGGTGTGGAGGGTTCATTCCATGTGTTAAATAACGACATATCATAGACCGCCCAATAGTTATCAAATTTTCCTATGGCCCGGAATGTGCATACATCTTCATTCCTGCAACAAAGTCTTACCAATGTTTCAAGGTAGTTCGGCGCTATCGTTTCATCGTCATCCAGAAACCAACAATATTTACCTTCTGCACGCTGTACTAATGCCTCCCGTTTCTTTCCTATAGAAAGTCCCCCATCTAAAAACCGTTTTGAATCGTCTATTACTATTTCAATCTGTCCCAGTGTTGGGTGAAAAGTTTGCATATAGGCCAATTGCCGATGTAGTTCGTTGAACAGATTGGTAAACTTTTCCAATCTTCCAGGCATTGTCGGGATGAGGATAGAAGCTATCATATCTTTCGTAGGTGACATACTATATCCCTGTGGTCTGGGAGTAGATTGTTATTAATTACCTCCCATTCATTATAATCAACAATCAAATCCAGTGTCCGTAGATCCTGATAAAAATGACCCATTGGTAAGAAGTCTCCGAGTGAATACCCTTTACCGAACTGACTGGTATGCCGGTAGTTTGAAAGCATAAACACAAAGTCCCCACCGAACTTCAATGCTTTGTTTATGCCCCTCAAATACTTACTTAAAGCCTCATTTGATAAGTGGCAGAAGACATTATAGCTGAAACAAAAGTCCATTGAATAGGCATCGACAGGACAGTCAAAGTTCTTATCTGATAATTCGATATAGGTGAAGTTCTCATAGGCATCAAATGCTTTAGGCTTTCTAATGACATCCATCACCGTCAAGTGATTGAATTGGCCTATCATCCGTTGTGTGAACGTCCCTCCCCCTGGACCAATTTCCAAAGCGTCCTTATGTGGTGACAGGAACGGCATTAACCCAACCTCACACACGGTATCAATACCGACTCCGTAGCTGAAGGGTTCTAAGTACCCTTCCTCCCCCCATGCGGTCTGAAAAAATGATTTATCGAAGTCTTCTTTCATTTACTCTTTTTGTTTTTGGAATACAGTCATAGTGGTACAATTCCAACGGAATGTGAACCTCCGTTTTTAGTAGTTTCCTCCGTGCTATTTCTTCCGACCATCGAAAGTCCTCCATCTGCCATACAGCCGGAAACTTTACGTGTCTGACCCGCTCCCGTTTCATCACCGCTAAATGGTTGGGCCATCGATAGTACATCCCGTTCCGTTCAACATATTCATTGCCTAGTTTAATCTCCCAGTTTACCCGGTTGGCCCCGTTCGTTGTAATGTACCCACAGAAAGTAATCACGTCCGGGTTCTGGTCCATTGCTTTAACTATTTCAGAAACATAGAAAGCGGAAACTAAGTCATCGTCATCGGCAAAGCAGAAGTAATCGGAGGAACTGTTTTCTATTAGTAAATTCCGTTTTGTGCCTGTTGGTAGCGAACTCCCTCCGTCATGGTAGTGAATAGAAACCCTGTCTTTGAACCGTTCCACCTGGGGTTCTAAAATGTTCTTCAACCGCTTCAACTTTTCGAACCGTTCCGGTAAAGTACATATCAATATCGCCAGTGAACTCATGGAAATCCCGCCCGTTTATGTTTGGCAAACATCGCCTTTCCTTGTTCCCAATTTGCTGCGCTTCTCCGATAGGTTTCATCGTCCGGGGCTTTGCCTACTGATACGTGGCAGTGTTCGAATTTCAAATGTGGTGCAAACTTCAAGGCCCCTAACTGCATAGTCTTCCAATATAGATGTTCATCACAGAACATAGACTTATAGTCAGGATGAAAGAAGTATCCGAGTTTATTATAAAGCTCACGGTTCATTATTGGGATAGTCAGCACAGGAACGTGAAACTTTTGTAGACAGTCGTCAACCTTTATAAGTGTTGGGCCTGAATACTTTGCAAATTCCTTAGTGACTAATTCAATCCAGTTTTCAGGGCACTTAAAATCGTCTGACATATAAATTAGAATGTCACCATCAGCAACCATAGCAGCTCTATTTGTTGCCTCAACTACTGAATTGTTAGGACCTTTTACAATCTCACTTGGCGCGAAATACATTATATACTTATAGTATTCCGTATCACCATCATCAAGGCTTAAAATGTGTTCAAAGTCCGATGAACCAGCAGCAAACGACCAATCACGAGTAGCCTTTAGTGCCTGTTCTGGTCTTCCCCTGCTTGGATGTATTAATGAAATCATAGGTAGGTGACGGGGATCCGGTGAATAGTGAACCACAATGAAGGACAACGTTCTAAAATGAAAGGACATAACGGGTAATCCGTCATGCCTAGCTTCTCTTTTACACTTTTCAGGTCCGCTTCCCGTGACAATGACCCATAACGTGACGGTACAACCATTAAACTGTGCAATTCTTCGTCTTTTTCAATTAATTCCATCGCCGGCGACAGGAATTCGTTAACATACCGCTTGTAAATGTCACTTTTCGCGGAATAATGGTTCTGGTAGATAGGTTGTTTCGCTTCTCCGGGCATTTTTAGCCCTAATTTCTCCCACAAGAGCGTAATTGTCTTCATAAATCCAGGATGCCACTGGTTTGACATCGCCATCATGTTGTGTCGCCACGAATTCCGGGTAAAACTCAGCACCTGGTAGTCAGATTCTAACCGTTCATTAGTTAAAGGCTGATGTCTTCTTAATTTCTGTGATAATTTCCAGCTTGCTACCGCTATAGTTGGGCCGTCTGCACTGTTTACAATGGCTTCAATGGGTTTATTCTCGAAGAAGATAGTAAGCCCTTCGTTATAGTAAGGTGTTGCAAATGGATATAGCTTAGTCTTCTGTTCAGGCTTGTAATAAATCTGGTGCATCATAAACCAAAGATATTTTTCAACCGACGAGCCCTTTCAATAGCCAACACATTAAGTCTATCAAAATATTGTTCAATTCTTTGTTCTGGATATTTATCAGGCTCTAATCCGGGGCAACCTTCTAAGAACCTAATAGCTATAATGCAATAATCCTTTTCTTTGTCTAAATCTTCGGTAAGTGTCTCTAATGTATTCATGCCTGTAGCCAATTACGGACACGGTTGAAACAAGAGCCACAGCTAATAGATAACTTCTGTTTTGTTTCCTGATAGTATAATTGGAAGGCTTGCTGCCAGAGTTGGTCTTTCGAATTAGTATCAAAGATGCCTCTGGTCTTTAAGGCAGCCTTAATTTCTTGTCGTGTCATAGCCAAATTTAAGTTTTAATTTAAATTAAGCAACAAAAAAGCCCCGGTGAAGAGGCTTCTTTATTTAAAGGTTCGGTTTAGGTTAGAATTCGTAAGCCTGTACCAAAGCCAACGTAGTCGCATAGTCAGTGTTAAGCAACATTCTATAAGGAAGCCCTTCTTCACCTATCAATGTCACCGTAGTGGCTGTGTCTTCTCCCTGAGCCCGGCCCGTAGGAGATACGTTGCCTTCGCTGGCCGTTAGTCCGTTTTGCGCTCCGTATATCCGGAACTCGTTATTGTTTGTGAGCACAATGGCCCCCACAGTCGAAACCAGCAAGTCCGCCAGCGTCGAAAGTTCAGTAGGCGTATCTACCACCAGTCTGAGAATCACATTCTGAAGAAAAGATACCGCTCCGGAATCCGCTTGTACGTTTATCGGGCTGTCTGCCGAATGAGAGAACTTACCCGCATCGAACAGGTACAGTCCATCATATCCGGTGAAGTTCAGTCCTGTGACGTATCCCGTTCCTGAGGGGTCTATCGGGCTTGAAAGCTGGTCCATGTTAAAGAGCCATACCTTTTTTACACCCGATATCTTTCGTTTTGAAAGGCAGTCGAAATCAATCCCGCTGCCTATTCCGCATAGTACTGGCATAGCTTTTTATTTAGCCCAAGCGATCAAATCACACTGTGCAAAGTTATATCCGAATCTCATTTTGCCTTTGATAAGGTTAGAGTTCGTCCGGCAATCAAAGCAAGAAGTCAAGTTGTTAAGGTCTGAACTCCGTTCCACTCCCAGGTAATGGTTATCCCTTGTAGTGTACACCGCAAAGTGACGTATTTCATCATAGAACGGGTTGGTAGAATCATTCTCTAACGCATCGTCAATGATAGGCAAAGGAAGCAATTCGATACCCCTGTATTTCAGGGTTCCGATACCATCCTGGCCGGCTTGCCAGCTACCTTCATTGCAGCAGTTGTCAAGTACTGACGTGTAGTAGTTTTCCCACATCGACTGTGATACCCAGAATGACTTCTGAGAAGCAGGGAGTGATTTAAGTCTAATATTGGCGTTGGTGAACAACAGTTTCAAAATGTCTCTTGCCTGGTCAGCGTTCAAAATAGAATTGTGCAGTTTCTGAGCAGCGGAGAAGTTGTAAACAGGCTCCACGCAATAGTTAGTAGCCGCGTCGAAGAACTTCACGAAAACACCGTCAATTGCGCTCCAAATAGAGCTAGCGGGGTAGGTGTTGTCAGAAAGAAACACCAACTTCAGAAGATCGCGTTTCGCAGTCTCAATAACCTGTTCAAATATAATAGCCTGAAGGTTGGCCTGTAGTTCGTAGCCATCCACACCCATGCTGGTATACTTCTCAGTGAGAGCCGTACATACCGCGTTAAATTCTTCCTCGCACCATTCAAGGTTAATCACATAATTACCAGTGGTCAACGGACGATCTGTGATAGATCCAGACTGTGTGTAGGTAGGGTTACAATCACCCGTGGACTTTGTAAGTACAGAAGTCAGGGGTTGTATCAAGTGCAGATATTCACCACATCGTACACCCTGGATAATTCTGAATAGATCCGTAAGTGCCGGGATGTCAATATGAATAGGCTTAATAAGCTCAGTATTCAGTTTACCGGGATAAGTGTAGGTCAATTCCGGTGTGTACATTGACGCTACTGGTTTGAATTGCATTGTCATCTTAGTCGGTGTTACGGGTGTCGAGAACATTTTTCTTGTACCATGCGGCCATAGGGTCAACAATCGCAGGGCGGTTGGCTTCTTGCGTTGCTTTGGCTGGTGCGGAGTCATCGCCTACGGTGGTATTCTTAATCTTGTTAAGTTCATCCTGCACTGATTTTAGCTCAGTGTGGAGTTTGTTTTCAAAAGACTTAGCTTTTGCTTCGGCTTTTGTGGCCGTGTCGGTCTGCGCTTGTACGGCGCTTTCAAGTTCTTTAATGCGAGCTTCTGCGGCCGCAAGTTTTTCTTTAAGTTCCATATCTTCCGGTTTTGGTGCTTGTATTGCTTCTGGTTCTGTTACTGTTGCGATAGCCCCGTCAGCGACAGATATTACCCGTCCGCCTTCAAGAGTATAATTACCGTTCTCTAAAGGGGTTCCGTCTACAAGAGTGACCCGCTTTCCGGTCCAATCCCCATCTTCAGATTCTACCATTATCTGGCGTCCATCGGCAAGGGTATCGGTCATGTTCTTAGGCTTGAATAGATTAGTCACCGTTTTGGTGAGTCTATCTATAGCGGCCATAATGGTACTGGTGTTTTCCATTGTGTTATATTTTTTAAAGTCTGCTGATGCTACGGCTTTTAGAACTTCCTGTATTTCATCCGCAAATCCCAACTGCACCGCTTCCTCTGGTCCTAATAGGGTTTCCCTATCGTACATTTCAACCAGTTGCTCCCGTGTTAAAGATGTTCTTCCTACCCATGAATCAATTAATTGCGTCTCGATCCTATCGAGCTGTCCGGCTGCGTTGCGTAAGTCTTTTGATGTGCCCTCTGTGCGT